GGTGTCCACGTCACACGAAAGTAAAAAATTAGCGCAACTACACGCTAACTTGTTATTGTATTAACTACTACCATATTAATTATTATGTCGTTAGTGGGTACACTGAATAACCCAAATAACCGTACAGCCCAGTCAGGTCGGGGCTTTACTCTACACGCGAATAAAAATGTCTCCGCCATACTAAACGACTTAATAAGTCGATTACCTATTTATTATGCCGTTTTTAATAGCCTTGCTTCGTTCACAGATAAGGCTAGGTCTGAACATGGGTTAACATAACAAACCCTGAACTACCTTGATTTTATACCGTTTGAATAAAGCCAAAAGGGGGCTACGGTATTATTTAAAGACGCATCAGGGTAAGCGTCTACACCATCATTTCTTTTTCTTGTAGTTCCTACTACGGTTAGCAGAGCGATTCTCTACCGTTACTCCGTCTTTGTTACTACCACCTTTACTTAATGCTTTCTTATGGCTAACGTCTTTACCCTCACGCTTGTCGGCTTTGCCGTTCTTGTTAGCGTCTTTACCTTCCTTATCCATCTTACGTCTAGCACGTTGCCTTTCCATACGCCTTTCATGTTCTTTACTACCAACAGGGGCGTTCTTTTGTTTCTTGCGATCTGCTTTATTTTTGTACGGCATTAGTTTCTCCCATTGTGCACACACTCTGTCACTATGCAGTGACGTTTACATAGCCCACTCTGGTGTGCGTTCCACACGTTATTCTTGAAGGCTTGCTCCATACGGCTGTAGTCTGCTAACCATTTAGTCCATAGCTTAGACTCATCTTCTCTGCTGTAACTATTTTTTACTAACTCGTTACATACTACAAACACTAGGCCACCCCTGACGTACTCTACTTCGGGCATATGTTTGAACACTGCTAAGGCCATTAACTCTAGCTGACCTTTATCAGCGTACCTAGTATTCTTACTTGTCTTATAGTCTACTACATAAGCTGTTTTGGTGCGTTTGTTTAGTATTATTAAGTCTGCTATACCTCTCCACCACACAGCATCATCAAAGAATCCACAAGGCTCAAGGTTCTCAGTAAGACCCATCTTCATCTCGCATATCTTATCTCCCTCCTTGGTGTTGAGTACATCCAACACATCTTTGCAGTACCCATACTTCTCAGGTAGTGGAGTCCCATCTCTTATATATTCTTCTGCGGCTAAGTGTACAGCAGTCCCATACAACATAGCCTCTGTCTCAGGTTCCTTGTAGTCCTTTGACACCTTTAGGTGATAGAACTTCTTAGGACACTGCTCGAATGATTTGATCTTTGAGAACGACCACGGTGCAATACTCAATGTACTGTACCTTTAGTTATCATGTCGGACATAACTATTAATTCTTCTATTAATGTATGTAGCTCGTCAGGGTTTAACGCTATGCAATCTTTATGCTCGTAAGACCCCTCTACTTCACACTGCTCTATAAGTACTATGGGCTTACCTTTACCGTCTTCGCCTAGCACAACACATAAGTAGTCACCTATAGTCTCAGTGGTAGCCTCTTTCTTGTCACGCTTAAACTTGTTCATGTCTGTTACCTTACCCATTATCCGGCTGCCTCTCCGTAAGATTTACCATTGTCTGACTCACACGTAATAGGTAAGCCCTCTGCCCACGATGGGGTGGTACTCATGCAACCCTCAATAAAAGCAGTCGCTTCTTTCAATTCATTCTCAGGTACACAGCATACTACAGAATCGTGTACAGTCAGTGCTACCTTATACTTCTTAGCAATCGCTAACATCTGGTCACCAATTATACACCTAGCTATCGCTTGGCATACGTTCTCCGTAACCTTACCACCGTATATCCTAGTGCGTCCACGCCTAGTCTTGTAGCTAAACTCTGGGCCACGCACACCCTGCTCATACCCTAAGTCGTCATAACGCATGACTAGCCCTGAGGGTAATAGTATTCCCATACCCGACTGCGTTTCGACAGAGCGAACGATTCCATTCGGGCCTAGGCTCACAGCAGTACCGCGAGACATCTCAACTAACATGTTCTGACAGTCACGCCATAAGGTGTTAATCTTCCAGTTAGCATCTCGGTATATACTGACTACCCTACGTGCTTCTTCGGCTTCCATAAAGGTACCGAATGATAGTAGTTGTTCAGCAAACCTAATCGCGCCCATGCCATACCCACAACCTAGGATGGTAGTCTTACCTACAAACCGTTGTGCCTTGGTAACTTGTTCTTCGGGTATACCGTATATGACAGCGGCCATTTTTATGTAAACGTCTTCACCGTTGGCGAATGCTGATACCAGATCCTCTTGCCCTGCAAGCCATGCTAGTACACGCGCTTCAATCTGAGAGGAGTCACAGTCAATCATCACGTAGCCTTCGGGGGCAAGCATACTGTTCTTTAACTTCTTACCATTCACACCACGGCTAGGTAAGTTCTGAATGTTAATCTTATCATCACCTCCCCACCTACCAGTGTGCGCGGCATAGTATCTTACGGGTACCGGGAGTAGCCCGCGTTTAGCTATACCTATAAACCTCTCAGTACGTGATTCTTCAAGCGTACTCTTAGTACCTAGGCGTGACATCACTAACGCTTGTACACGCACATCTTTATGGTCGGCTAACGCCTTGAACCCTTCATCGTTCTTAGCGAATGCATAGGTCTGTTTACCCGTAGTAAGGCTTAACTTCATAGGGGGATTTACACCCAAGTCTCTTAGTATGTCTGCGAACTTGGGGTTACTCATAAGGTCTTTCTTTGTCACACCTGACGCTGTTATAAGGTCTTCCTTTATCTGCTTGGTATCTTCTAGGTGGTGCTCTAGTAGTCCCAAGTCTAACTCCATAACAGGTTCTATAAACATGCGTAGCGTGCAGTCTATTAAACGTAGTTCTCCTTTTGGAAACCCCTTACCCATACGGTTAAACAACTTATAGGTTAACTCCACATCGTTAACGCAGTAGTCACCATACTTATCCAGTGCTTCGTCTGTAAAATCTAATCGCTTCTTACCTACGGCATCAAGTACTTCAGTACCTTTCTCTCCAAGGTTATACCGTTGTGTTAACGCGTGTAGGCTTCCTCCAACCTCAACACCGTGTAATGCACGAGCAATACAAAGAGTATCGGTATAGATACGAGGATGAACATCGAAATGCCAATTAAGAATAGCACCATCAAACATAGTGTTGTGAGCAAGTAATATACTATTTGCCCAATCAAAAGTTTGTAAGTACTCCTTGAGTTCTTCATGTGTACCACTAGCCCACTCCGTACTTCCATTGTTAACCTTTACGCTTACACCGATCACCTCAAAGCGAGGGTCACGGATGTAGGCTTCTGTTGTAATCTTGCGAAGTGAATAGTCTTTGTCATAATACGTTTCAAAATCTACGGTTATGAGATCCATTACCCCTCCACACTTGCTATTAACTTGTTTAAGTACCATTGCGCTTTCTTTAAGTCCTCTAACGACTTATGCTTACGCTCGTATCTCCAAAGGTATTTCAATGCCGCACCTTTGCAGTAACCCTTGAATGCTTCTGCACTCATGGATGCTTCTATACCGTCAATGCATTCGATGCTACCTGACGTGTAGTGGTTTGGTGAGTTCACCATATCTTCTTGCTCTATAACTATACTCTGTATGTCTTTAGCCATTTTTACGTACTCATGTCTTTCATCGTCTTTAGGTAAGCCTTGCGATACCCTATCCCAATCCTCACATGTCAAGTCAGTGATCTGTCTGCCACGTCTCTGCCACTTTTCCATTACAGTCTCCGAGTAATTCTTCTATGTCTTTCATGTTGAGTTCGTTAACGACTGCGGCGACACCACCTGCTAGTGCTATGTCTGATAAGTTCTTCTCCTGTAATGCTGTTGGTGTGTTCTTGCCCGCCTTGCATTCGATACCAAAGAACTTACCTTTATAACATCCAACTATGTCAGGTACTCCGCTCTTACCGTATCCCCCAGTAGCAGGGAAAAAGTAGTAACACCCTAACGTCTTTAGCTGTTCAACTATCTTCTTCTTTACCTTCCCTTCCGGTGTCATCGCCATCTGCTTTGCCTCCATTTGATACCAGTTCCTCGTGCCGCCTTGCCGCCCATGCACGCTCTTTGTCTCCTACTATCAGCGAGGCACCATAGGTCATTACACAGAAACCTACTACCAACACCACACCAAACAAACATGATAATATTTGACCTATCATAAACACCTCATTTCTCTACCCAAAAAGTATGTTCGTCAATACGCACACCGACACCTTCTACGTGTGTAGTTGGTGGGGTCGGGTCACATATCATAAGTACCGATAGCTTTTCTTCAAGCCATTGCGGTAGTCCTTTATCCAAATCATATATCCCCTCACATTCCGAGTCAACACAATTCATACCCAAACACGTTACCTCGATACTGTTAGTGTACCCCAGCGTAGAAACGCGGTAAGTGTTTGGCCTACTAAGCGGATCGTCCCATATCGTGTTACTGCGTGACATAGAAGACGGCCTCACTATGACGATACCCGACTTGTGGTATGAATGCGTCCTC